GACGCCTCCCAATCCTTGCGGAACGGACGTCAACATCCCGAATCCACCCTGCGACTCTCTTGGAGTCATGGAGATCTTGGGCTGGATCATGACGTTGTAAGCGTTGTATACGCCTTCTGCGCCGGTCAAGCTTTCGGCTGTCCCGATGGTCCCTTCAGTTTTGGCCGCAAAGACTCGTCGACGTTTTAGAAGTGGCATATTATGACCTCGATTCGGTTGGATCGTTTTCTGAAATTCTGTAAGTAACGACGAATGGAATCGTCTCTCCCGAGTGCTCGCCCTCTGGCGAAACAAAAGGAGTCATTGGCCCCCAATTGCAATTCACTGCGTTACCTTCCATCGTGTACCACATGGATGGATCTGTAGCCTCAGTCACAATTGCAATGATGACGGCTGCCATCATTTGATTGACGGTCGAAAAGTATGTGTCTTCCTCACCATCTGGCTTGCGAACGAAGCAATGCAGATTGAACACGACATCAAACGCCATTGCTGGCGGGTTGCCTTCGTGACTTCGTTCCATGTTTGGCCTGTTGGCGCTTTGGACAACTTGTATCGACAGATTTTTCGGAGTTGCGGTGATCGCTTTCCTTTGCGGTCTGACGACACTTTCGACATCAAATTCGTATCCATTGATAACCTTGATTTGTGACAATCGGTCGACTATTTCGCTTGCGATGTTCTCTAGGACTGAATCAGCCATTTGTCAGATCCATTCCTTTGCTTCCAAGGAGTGTTGCCCTAACTAGGTACTGCTTCAGCCGCTGAATAAAAGTCGCTCGAAAATGTTCCTTTGCTTTCTCCTCGAGTCCTAGATCAACCGCTTGCTTCGCGACCGATACGCCTGGTACTCGTTTGATTGGCAATCGATCTTTTCCCTGGCGTTGGAATACATCTCTGCCCAATCGATTTATCGTCGGTCCAAACGCATGAGGAACGAAAACGTCTCCGCCATTTCGAAGCGGTCTGTAAGTCACTCCGTACCAAGCTTGCCTCGCTCCAAAGTGCTTCAGCGAAATTGGTCTGTCTGAAATGGTTACCCCTGCGTCCACATCGCTTCCATTCGCTTCTTTGACGTGCAACTTCGAGTTGATCTTTTCTGCATCCGTGTTGATGGACGAACTTAGCTCTTTCAATAGCATGGCTCGCGTATCAAATGCCGCCGAATTCAGCGAGTAAATGTAACTCTCTTCAATCCCGTCAACGAAGCTTCCGATGTTGTCTTGCAACGCATCGAGTTTCCCTTTGTCGAAGCTGATTGTGAGCATTTACTGACACAACAATTCCAAGATTCCCGCATTGTCGTTGATGACCTTGACTACCGATCTTCGCCTTGGCGTATCGCCAACACGAAGCGGAAATTCAATCTCATCACCACCCGTATCAATTTCCGTGCTCGCTATCCCTTCCGTTGCCGAATTGCGAACACGAATAACAATTGCCTGCCCTGTGATTTCGCCCGTTTCGCCGATCAATTGAAGCGTCCCACGTTCAACAATCCCGTCGATCGAACGAGATGTTGCACCAGAGCCTGGATAGTAGGTGATCGCTTCGCCGAACTGCCGAATCAGATTGATTGCAGCAGTCCGGCTAAAAATCTGCTCGAAACGAGTTGTCATCAGGTCGTCACGTTGCTAAGCAAGTGACCCGCTGCGGAGTAAAGGACAATCTCGTCAACGTCGTGACGAACTCGAACAATGTCCGAACGCTTGGTCTCGTCGCGATAGGTCTCGAAAGTACCGCCGACCGATGAACCATCTTGCGCCCAATGGAAGGTTCGCCCGATGCAAGGCTCGCGGAAGTCGCTTCCGGTTGCGACTCGGCAAACCATTGCGTACTCGTCAGACCAAAGTTGACCGACAGCAGCCGTCTGGCCTTCCTTGGCAGTGTTCTTAGAACCACCGGCCACAATGATGTAGTCGAGATCGAAAACCATCGCCAACATTTCAACCGTCATCTCCTTGGCATTCGAAGCGTAGCCCGCTCCAGATGCCTCGATAGCGTCCAGCACTTGGGCGCATCGACGAAGATTGCGGAATACCTTCTTGTTGATTACAAGAGCGTTGGCCCAAAGGCCTGATCCATCGTAAACCTTTCGCACGGCTGCTTCGACATCAGTCAAAGGCGTTGCGTTCGCAAGGTCGTCCCACTCGTTGGTAATCCCAGTTGTTAGCGATGAACCAGTCCAAGTGGTTGCGTTGAAAATCAAGTCTGCTGCGCGTTGCTCCGCATTGCGAAGAACGGCATTGTAGGCGCGAGCCGATGAAATCAATTCCGAGTCGAAGTACTCTGCGTACATCTGCGACTCGCGATCATCGATCGGTTCTTCCGCACCATGTTCTTCGCATGCGTAGGTAGCTGGATCAAACGTGAAGTTTCCACGGCTGTAACCAGCACCAGGAGCCCGGCGTGTCTCTCGCTGTTGCAAGAGTTGCGCCAGTGGGATCTTCCCGAAGTTTCCAGCCTGTGACGCTACGTCGACAACTGGGAGGACTTTGTTTGCAATGTAGCCTTGCTGGTCCATCTCAAGATCGAAAGCCATAAAGCTCTCTGCAAGATCTGGCCGAAGGCTTGATAAAGCTGAACTAGGACTTGGCATGTCTGCATCTCATTTCACCCTTTGCGAATAATGTTTCGAACCGAAAAATAAAAGCCAACTGGGATTGGTGGCCACCGCACCCAGTCAGCGCAAAGGGTCTAATTAGGAAGCCGCAGTATCGCCGTGGTTTCCGTAGAGAACCTCAATAATGTCGTTATCAGCCGTTGCAGCTTCGAGAGCTGTCCCGACTTGGAATGCCGTGGTCTCGGCAGTGTCTTGAACCTTGCCGCCTGCTTCGGTGTAAAGCGTTGCGCCAGCGGCAACAGCTTCCTTGGCGATCATCTTGTGCGTGCCCGCAGCCGACCGAAGCCGAACTGGAACAACATCACCAGAGGCAGCCGCACGCAAAGCGGTCCCGATCTCCTTCTCAGCGAGACCGGCAGCAGTGATCGTCCCGCCCGATCCGAGTAGCACTCGACCGTATTGCGGAATCGTTCCAGCGGCGACGAATGACTTGGTGCCGCTTTCATCAAATTGACTCATATCCCTTGTTCCTTACGAATGAATTGATTTGGTTGATAATCGATTGGACGGATCGAAGTTGAACTACCGCCGCTGGCTTGCCTTGACGAATCGCTCGCGCAGGCCTGGATTCTTTCGGTTGGCGTTCATCAAAGCCTTCTGGCGGTTTCCACCACATGCCTTGAGTTCGCTATTGAAAGCCGCATGCCATGAAGCGACAACATCGTCTTCATCGGAGTCATCGGTGCATGCAGGATCTTCTTCGTCCTTTGGCATGTCCTCTGCTTTGATCCGCAGTTTGTTTGGCTTCACGCCTGGCTTGGCCTGCTTGCGAGCAGCATCTTCCATGCGAGCTTGCAGAAGGTCCATGTAGCTCTGCTGAGCTTCCATCATCGAAAGGTTCTTTTCGACGCAGCTTAAAATCCAATCGCTCCCGGCTTGCGAAAACTTGGCTTTCAGTTCCGTAGCAGTTGCCGGTTTTGTTGCAGTGGCTTCCACGTGCAAATCTCCTTCGTTACGAGTAACCGGCATCGCCGGACTTGACGATCCCGGAGAAACACTCTCCGAGAAACTTCGAAACGCAGTCTCGAAATCTGAGACCGCATCAATAAGACCCATTTCCTTAGCCTTGGCGGCCAAATGGACCCTTCCATCTGCGATTGCGGCGACCTGTGCAATTTCCATCTTGCGACCTTCAGAGACCGCATCGAGGAAGAACGTATTGAGACCGTTGACGATGACTTGAATCGAAGCAAGTCCTTCGTCGGTAATCTCGGTCCCCGGCGTGTCGAAGCCTTTCATTGAGCCCGCACGAAGAACGTGGACCGTGACGCCAGCTTTCTCCGCTGCTTTGCTTGAATCGGAGACAACGCAGAACGTTCCGATCGATCCGACCAACGCCATTTCATTGGCTTCGATGGACTGGCATTGACTTGCCAGCCAGTAAGCAGCACTCGCCCCGAGATCGTTGATATAGGCCTTGGTTGGCTTCTTGCTTCCAGCCGACCGAACGCAGTCCGCCAGCTCTTTGGTTCCGGCAACCGTACCGCCCGGGCTTTCAATCTTCAGCATGATTCCCTTGACCTTGGAATCGGCTACTGCCTGATTGACCAATCGCCTTGCAAGCAACGTTGACGTTCCCGATCCCATTGACGGAACCTGCTTCATCATCGGCCCGCAGATGTTGATAATTGCAATGCCGTCGATGATCGTCATCTGGTAGTTGTCGGCCTCTGCAATGGCATCACTTACGCTATCGGATTGCAAGTGGGCCACTAAGTCGAAGCGAGAGAACATCTCTTGCAGTGCGCGTGCCGATGGTTCGTGAATCGCCCACTGGCCTACCCAGCAATCGAAGTACGGAACGAATTGCTTTTGCGTATTAAATTCGAAGGTCCGCGTTACCGCTGGTACTGGATCATTGATTTCCATTGGATGCCTCTTTTCCGTTCTGCTTTGCTGGAGTCGCTGCAATCGGCATCGACAAGTTGAGACCGTCAGGAGTTGGCAGGCTGATAATCTCTCGCCAGTGAACCTTCGTGTCGTTCTCTCCGAGCTTCGAATTGATCAATGCCGCCATCTTGATAGCGCGATTGATCGCATAGCCGTTGTCGTCAATCGTCTCGTCGGCAATCTCTTCCCAGTCTTGCGACAGCTCACCATGCAATCGCCGTGGGCTGGTCAGTCCATTGCGAACTCGCAGGAGTTGTCCCGCGGCTTCGTCAAGCGGATTGATGTACGGCCACGCTGGAAGCCTCCAGGAGTTGGCGTAGAACTTCTTTCCAAGCCTCTGTTGTGCCGCTGCCAAAACCGGATCGTCGGCAATCCACTGCTCAAGCTTCCAGCGGTAGATCGGCCTGTGCCACTTGTCACGGAGCCCTCGCTGGATCTTGCGGAAGCCTCTTCTAGCTTCGTCGATCGCAATTCGTGCGCCCGAGTAGTTGGAATCGCTTCCGTCCATCATCACCATGACGAACGGCATCCCGAGGTTGATCCCGATCATGGTCAGCAGGAGTTTGGCGTGTTCGAAGTAGTTCGTGTTCGGAACATCGGGCGAGAATCCCTCGAACGATTCACCTGGAGCCCCTTTGAGTTCCGCCCCGGGTTCTAGGTTGTCAATGAGCCTATCGCCGCCAGCGGTCTGTTCAATCTCAGTCGATCCGTAGCTTGCCGAAGTGGATGGTAGCCCCGCATCGGACTTCAGCTCTCGCTTGCGGAAGATTGCAAAACAGCTTACGACCTGAGCCTGCACGACCTTGGCAAAGTTGACATCCTCGAACATCCCCGAGATTTGGAAGATTGGAGCCAATGCCGTGACGCCGCGAGTAGCACTGACCCGAAGCGGGTTGTAAAAGTGGAATGCTTGGCGAACACCATTAGCATCGCGAACTTCATAAGCCGTTGATTCCTGCGAGGATGCCGTCCGCTGCGGATCGGAGGATTCCTTGCGAACGTGATAGCGAACTCGCCTGCGAACATCATTCAGCTCTACACCGATGACAATTCCTTTGTTTTTGGATTGGCCTTTTGGATTGCGGACTAAGTGACCTTCAATCATCTGGATCTGGCCGTCTTCAGTTCCAAGTGCGAAGACATCGCCATCGCGAAGCATTGAATGAACTGCAATCTGCTCTTGCTCTTGCCAAGTCAGCTCGCCTGCAATGTCGCAAAGCTCTGGATCTTCGGTGAACTCTTGCCATCGGTAATAGAGTTCGGCGTCTAGTTTTGAGTCGCCAGTGTTCGGGCAAAGCGTGAAACCGCTCGATACGATATTCGTTGCCGACCGCTCAATGGTCTTTCCCAGAATGTTGTCATTACGTTCGGCATCCCGAGACTTTTCGATTAGCTCCAGATATTGCGTCTCATTGCGCAGGTGGTAGTCGGCTGAGCCACCTTGAGGAGCAAGCCCAACGCGTGTGCGGACAAATCGCGAGGACTTCATTGCGTCGTAGTCCGCACGCAATGTATCGAAATTCGCCATCAATCCCGAAGGCTTACCGCCGCGCATGTCTGAAGCTCAAGTACTTGACCGAATCGGAAGCCGAAGCAGCCCCGATATAAGCATTGGCCCGTTCCAACAACGCGAGAAGCTCTTGAGAGTTCATCCCAAGAGATGAGTTTTGGTCCGCTTGCATCTTCGGCTGGAGAATCAAGAGTTGCTTGATGGCCGTCTGGAATGCACGCGCCTTGGTGATAGAAGCCGACGCTTCAAAGTCGGCGTTCTCAAGGTACGCATCGATCGCTTCGTCTATGGTTGGAACTGCCATAAACGAAATAGTAGGCGATAAGATTGCGAGTTCTTCGAAAACGGAAAAACCGTTTTTCAGACAACTCCCAACGCTGCTTCAAGAATCCACTTCAGAGAGTCAGCGGGATTCGAAACATACTTGCCGCTTCCGAGCTTTGCTTCTTTTGCTTCAAGTGCAAGTTGAATCGATTTAAGGGCGTTCGCCTGCGAGTTCGTTAGCTTCAAATCGATTCGCGTTCGGCTGTAGCCTTCGATGAAGTTCTCAAGAAATGGAACCGAGACTTTTCGATCGGTCATCTTGATTGCAATCTCGACCTCCTTTACCTGCTCGACCTTCACCTCTTCTGGAGTTGTTGGGATCTTCAGTTCAGGCGGCGAGTCAATCTGGAGCTCGACCTTTGCAGGTGCTCCGATACTTGGAAGCGTCACTGGGCTCTTGGCCATCTGCTATCTCCTTGCAATAAAGCTGCGGCCATCTGGCCTTGAAAAACGACCAGGGGAAGAGACCACTGGCTGCGGCCTCTGTTGAGCTACGATTTGCTGCGGTCTGTCCTGAACTTGAATCAGGCGAATCCCGGCGCACCCCGCACCAGCACAAGCCAAGGCGGTCGCATCGAGATAGTGATTGTTTCGGCTGAGCGTGTCCCATTTACTGGTCCATCCCTTTCCGGCCTCAAACATCCTCCGCCGTTGCTCCGCCACGATATGATGCGAAAAGCTCGTATGCCGCTTGATGTTGTTCGGTGCGTAAAAAAGCGAGAGGCTTCCATCTTGGAAGTGCCGGTCCTGGTCAAACGTATCGACCATGAATCGCTCTTGCAGCCACTGCTTCCAGTACTCGGTGTTCACGTTGTAAAGCCACAACCGCTCCGCGTCTTGATACTGTGCGTAGGCTTCAAGGAACGGCTTGCGTGTGTCGGATTCCTTCCCGATATGAAATCGCCCACGGTCCCACCCCTTAGAAGCGAAGAACGGAGAACCCGACGACCGGCAGAACTGGTATACCGCCTGTGTGTAAGTGCCCGAGTCAATCATGCAAATAAGCGGTGGATTGCGTTCGCAAATGTCCTCCCGCCACGTCGCAAGGCTTTTGAGCAGGGCTATCTCGATCGACTTGTTATCGCTCTGGTCAGTGAGGCTGTCCGTCTCCATGACTCCGTAATCGATGATGCAACCGATGGCGTTTCCCCACCATGCAATCTTGACCCAGTGAGAAGAGTACTTGCCCATGTCAAGGCCGACAGTAATCCACTCCGCCAGTTCTGGCATCATGTGCTGCTCGCAGCCGCTGATTCGCGAAGCAACCTTGCCAGCGGTCAGGCCCGTCGTCTCCGCTTCTTCCTCTGGTTCAGGATCGTTCTGGTACTCTGTCTTGTAGGCTTCTAGGCTTGTGTCGGCGATGATATTCCAGGCCTGCTGTAAAGCGGAATGGACCATCTGAACGCCGTCGACTTCCGTCTCGACAAAGTGATCGGAAAGCATTTCAGCATCTGCGTTCATGTCCTCCCAGTTTGTGAGGTAGAATTGCGTTGCTCTCTTTCCGTGTTCGTCCCCAGCTTCCTGGTCAGCCTTCCGCAGTGCTACATACTCGTTCCAAAGCTCAATGTTCTTTGGCCACTTGACAATCATGCCAAATCGCTTGCCGTTGTAGGACGAACGAATCTTTGGATCGGTCAGCCGGAAAGACATGCACTTGTGATTCTGCACCGTTGTAATCACAACGATCGAAATCAGATTCTCTTGGCTTGCCAGCCCTGAAATGTCCTTATCGAGAATAGACTCGCGATCTTCAATCTGGCCATCCATCCTGGCTGACTCGCTGGTCTCTGGATCGTCAATCAAGATGAACTGCGGTCGGTCCCCGTCGATGTTGGCTCCACGAAAAGCAGCATCCAATCCATAGTAAGCCATCTTCACGCCGCCGTATGGCGAGCCATCGACAACCGGAAGTGATATGTAGTCATCGGTCCAAACGATCCCAGTCAGCTTTCCGCCGACATGCTGACGACTTGCTCGCTGCGGCGCCCCTTCAAGTGCTCGAACTGGGTAGCAGACCTCTGGAAAGTCCTCAAGCAGTAGGTCGCTTGTCGCCAGCTTCTTCTTGAAGTCCTTATAGATCTTTCCCGCTAGCTCCGTCGTGGCCGCAACTGCCAGGGGGAAGCGAACAAGGCCCGAGAGAATCAAGAAAACCAAAAGCCCTTTGGTCAGTTCAGTCTTGCCGCATCCACGCGGAGCCGCAATTGCTTGCCTTCCTCCGTACTGCGCTCGACTGACAATTGACTCGATCATAAAGTGGTGGTGCTTGCCAAACGGAAGCCGATACTTGTCGGCAAAATAGGTTTTCAAAAATAACTCTGGATCTTGAAGACACCTTTCCCGCCGCGATGGGTTGACGCAATTGGGAATGGCTATCTCCGCACTCATCGCCCGCTTCTCGCGCTTGGCAAGAACGTCTCGGTCGGCGCTACCCTTCGTCTTGAGAGTCAGTTCCGCCATCAGCTTCGATTGCTCTGCCGCTGGCTTCGTCGCGATTGCAGATAGCACCGACATCAATACCGAGTCGAGCTGCGAGCTTGATAAGGTTGCTGGAGAACTCATCTAAATTTTTGTGCTCGTCTGTTTGATTTTGACTCTCAAGTGATTTCGCTTGGCCAATCGCTTTCAGTGCAAGCTCGTCATCTTGCCCCTGTACGATCCGCTGCAATCGCTCGACAATTGTTTGCTTGAATGATTCCGGTATGTCCCATCGTTTCTTGACAGCCACAC